CCCGATTTACAGGTCGAAGATTGATTATGCGATGGATTTACTCGCTAACAACAACAAACAACTTGTTTCCCGCAACTCTCTGTTGCAGGATGCTATTGCTTGGATGTGTTCTTACATGTCTAAGCATACCCTTGCTTGCGCCGATTTGCGTGAGTACAAGAAGAATCTTAAGATCGCTTTAGCTAAGCGCTTGCCTATTCAGAGGTTTGAGCTGCTGGCTGCTACGATGCTTTTATTTCCTTCGTTTTATGAGAAAGAAAAATTGCCCAAACAACAATTTCCACAATTGGAAGGGGGCGCGATGCATAATATAGTCGCCCCCTTGTTAATTGAGATTGAAGAAGATGTAGTACCTCATGTTGAGGTACCCATGGTTAGCGCGCTCGCCGCGCCCATGAGAGAAGATTGCGCCGTTTGTGATAGTACCTATTGCATTTCAACCATTTGCAAGAAATGTGTTGGACAAATGTGTATTATCAAGCATTTGGCCGGATACCATTCCGGAAAATTTAAGAATGATATTCAGGCACTCCGCCGTTACAATGAAATTAAAAATACAGAAAAGTTTGAAGAATATATGAAAAGGAAAAGAAATTTCGCTGAACCCATTGCTCGCCCAGTGGTTCCCCCTCAGTTAAACCGTGATTACGATTTGCATAAATTGAATGAGTGGATTACTGAGAGTGCTCTACTTACGAGAGCCGATCAACGTATGTTAAAGTACATTGAGAAGCTGGAAAGTATGATGAAAGATAAAGTTATCGCGCATGATTCCGACATTACCCAAATTTGGAAGGATTTTGTCGGTATGATGGAACACGCTTTAAAATCTGGGGCTCTTGTGTTAGGAGCAGTTGTAGTTCTTTCGGGAGCTGCGCTTGTTGCGATGGTTGTTACCATTCTAAAGACAGATTCGGTTATCGCCCCCATTATGTTGAGGGTGTTGGCCGCATTGTTGTTGGTCACATCTATTTTGGCTGGTGTCCAAGCTTTGTTTTCAGAACCCATTTTGGAACTCGCCACTGCCGTTGAGGAGAAGCGTAAGCAAAAAGATGCCGTTGAGAAAGGCAAAATTGTTAGTGAAGTTATTGGAACGAAAGATTCCGTGTTGCCTAGTAATGAAGAATTGAGGAAAGAAATTCGAGCGAATTCTATACGTATTGAAAATGAGAAAGATAAAGCGTTTGTTGCTGATGCAAAAGCGACTGTTATCACTTATGTCGCAGCGCAAGCGCGAGAAGGAAAATTTTTGCGTTTGGATTACTCGAATTTTGAAGGAAAGTTAAAATCTTTCCCTCATGTTTACCCAATTGACCCTGTTGCTTTAGCAAAGTTACTGGGAAAGAAGAAGGAAGAAGATAAACCGATACTTGTTGACCCGGATGATGAATTTGAGACACCTGGTTCTTATACTGAAGAAGATTTGGAGAAGGAAGAGTTGGCTAAGTTGCCAGTTTCCCCTAATATCTTACCACCCGCGTTGATCGAGGGTGATCCTAATAGGATTCTTTTTAAAGACCCGGAAACGTGGCAGTTTGATGGTAGTGATGATGAGGATTTGACTCCCAACATCGCACATGGTTCGTCTGTTGAGATAAACACGAAAGGTGTTTTTGCCCAGATGATGTACAAGTATTTGAAGAAAAGTCCCGCTTATAAGATTGCGGAAATGTCAGGACCCCCTCATGACCGACTTTTTGTGATATCTGTTGAGATTGAAGGAGACGTGTGTTTTGTGTCTGGAGGACATAGAACGAAGATAGATGGTGAGAAAGCCGTTGCTCGTCTTGGTTTGAAGTACCTTGAGCAAAGATATGAGAAGGTCAAGCCCCATGTTGGAGAAGTTGTAGAAGTCGATATGACCAAAGCTATTTCTGACCTGGTATTGGCCACGTCTAATGCTGTGAGTGGTGCCGTGAGCCCATTTGCTAAATCTACCCTTGCGATGGTGCATTCAGTTGCTACCTCTTTGCGAGATATTAAGTCTATTACTGATATTTTGCAACCTGTTGTGGAAACCGCAATTGGCGCCTTCTACGAACGTGTAGTTGGTACACCTTGGGTTCCTTGGTCCCAAAGAGGAATTCATGAGCTTATCAAGCCGCTGTTGGAAGAACATGCGGAGATTGCACATTTGGCTGAGAGAGCCGTGATGTTGCATACAAACACGAAGTTTCAGGAGAAAGTTACCGCATTTAAAAAGAAGGTATTTGAACTCGAAGCAATGTTGACTCGTTCGAGAACCCCCCCTCGCTACCTAGTACCTGTGGTAGCTATGCGAAACGACGCGGAAAATTGGATGCAGCTTGTTATTGCTGCTTCCCAAACCGCACGTGATCGTGTGGAACCTGTGTGTATCCTGATTTTTGGAGCGTCGGGTGTTGGCAAAACAACGACCATGACGCAGCTGAATGTTGATTTAGCCCCCACCTTACATGACTTGGATGAGAGTCACGAAGCTGTCTGGAATGATAACATGATATATACTAAGAAAACTGAAACAGAGTTTTGGGATGGTTATAAGAGACAAAGAATCATTGGTCTTGACGACCTGTGGCAAACCGACGAAGCCACTATTCGTCGCTCAGAATCGATGATGGTGATCAACCTTGTCAATCGTGCCGCGTATCAACTAAATATGTCTGCCGTTCCCGACAAGACTGGAGTGTACGCTGAGCCACGTATCGTTGAGATTACCAGGAACGGTAAGGCAAAACTTACCAATCTTGGAGTTATTTCGGCGATGGCGGTGGATAGAAGAATTCACCTCAACATGGAGATGTTGGCTGTTGGATCCCCGGCCGATAGAGATTCGTGGCGTTATAACCGCTATGGCCCTGGTGGTGTTATGCTCGAAGCTAACATTACATACGCCAAGCTGTTGGCGTACACACGTGCGTTGTTGTACAAGCACGCACGTGACACTGATGTGAAGATCACCCCGAGTGCCCCCGTTGCCATGTCTCAAAAGGAAATGG